GAGGAAACTAAAGAGGAACCTAAGGAGGAAACTAAGGAAGAACCTAAGGAGGAACCTAGTGTTGTGGTTGATTCTTTAGAAGATGTGTTGCAGATAGAGGAGTTAAATCTGGATGACTTTGGTAATTACGAGGAGGTATATGATGAACCATTTGAAGTAAAGTCAGAAGAACCAACGGAAAGTGATATTAAAACTATTTCTATAACTGATACAAATAATAACAAAAAAATAACAGAGATTGTGAATTTAAGTGATGTTGTGGTGAATAAAGAATCAACAAAGGAGGAAGTTCTGGAAAAATATAAAAATAAATCTGATATTAAATTTTTTTAATAAGTAAAATTAAAAAATTAAATATATTTTAATAAAATATTATGAAATATATGAATTTGGAATTTGCTTGTGCTCTCGTTACATCTCTAGTTATTTCATTAGTTATGAATTACTTAAATCGCGATAATAAAGACGGAGTGTCTATAAAAACTCACCTTAAAACCTTTATAATTAATAGTATTATAATTTTAGTTCTGCTTTATCTAAAAAAAAAGGTTTTAGATAACATGTTTGCAAACACTTCTGTTAGTATAGAAAATATTACAGATACAGGAACTCCAGAATATAATGATATTATTGTTGGAACACCTACTTTTTAATAATTGTATAATATAATGATGACTCTATCAAAGAAAGATTTGGTTTATATAATAATACCATTTACTTTGTATTTGATCTTATTTTTGTTTAAAAATGAAGAATCTATTGAATTTAATAAATTAAAAGAAGCTATTATGTTATTTGTTATAGTTATAGTATTTAATGTCCATCCTATGATATCTTTTTGTTTATATTTGCTCTATCTAATAAATAAACATATTAATATTTAAATATACTATATTCATTTTTTATGTCTTTTTTGTTTACAATAAACCTTTTAAAAATTTTATTTTTAAATTGGTTAAGTGGTACAGCATTTTTAATATCCTTTGCGATTTTTTTATATAAATCAAAATCGTCTTCTTCATTAATAATAAACTGGTTATTTTTATCAGTCATCCATATTTTTAGAAGGTTAAATAGTTTAGTATTAGGATTGAAGTGTTCTATAATGGTTGTAGCTAATCTGGCTAAATCAAAACTTTTATTAGGTTTAATTTTACAATTTTTTAAAGAGTTATTTATAGGGTAATCATATTGACCATCTGCATCACCATTTTCATCAAATGTGCTGCTAAAATATAGTGTTTTGTTATGAGTGAATGTAGCTCTACCAAAATCAATTATTTTAGTAATTTTTCCATATGTTGGTATTTTATAAAAAACGTTATTTACTTCGAAGTACATGAATGGGTTATCTGTAGTTGTAAACATTATATTACTTGAATGTAGATCATTATGGACGAAATGAAATTTATTTTGTGCTACAGCAAGACCAAAACAAATCTGAAATAGAATAGAGGTCCATTCTCTATCACTTAAATTAGTTTCTTCTAATAAATCATCTAAAGTATATTCTAGTTTTTCCATAAATATTAGTTGAGTGGGAAAATTTGTAACATTAATATATTTAAATGTGTCATCATCCTCTTCTTCAAGTTCTGAGAAATTGTCTAATTCATCTATATCCATAACATCTATATTACTAACAAACGAGTCTGGTAAGTCTTCTAAACTATTTAAATGTTCTAGTTTATCTTGTGTATCTTCATAACTGGTATCAATCTCTAATGTATCGATATCCAGATTATTCTCAATAATTTCTAAATCTGGTTCTGGTTCATTATCAGAATCAATATCAATAGCAATAGATTCAATTGCGAATTTTTTGTTAATATTATCACTAAATGATTTATTAAATTTAATATCCTCATAATCTTCAGTAATGTCAAATTTTAGATTATTAGATAAACAATTATATGTACCATAGAATAATGGGAATGTGGGACATCTTCTACTTTCGGTTAATTTACTTCCTAAGAATGTAAAAAATGAATCAATATATGCTTCATTATTATAATTATTAATATAGTCAGATGTAATACATGATGTAATATTTGGGAGAATTTTAGGAGTTAAACTATAATGATTCATACTGTATCCTAAAACATCAACTATAGGATTTTTTTTAATAAATATATCTTTTGTTATTTCTTTTTTTGCAAATCTATCATAAATATTAGACTTATAGAAAGTTTTTATATAATGAGATTGTTTTTGTGTATATATATCGGTATTATTTTCACTAAGGTTTTTTATAATAAATCTTGATTTTAAAATTAAATTAGAATTGTCTTCATAATCAAAATTAGACTCATCGATATAATTATCTAATATAGGGAAATATGATTGTAAATTACTAACATTCATGTGTGTTTCTATGTTTTTTTTTGTAAACTTAAAATTTTTATTATCGAAAAGTATATTATTCATTTATGATTGTGGTATATTTTTGTTTATTTATAATTACGCGTTGCTTGTTAAAAAAACAAAATAAAATTATCCAAATATAATAATGAATTTAGAATTAAAAAAATTCGATATTTCTACAATAAAGCCAGACAAAGTTTGTGTGTTTATAGGAAAGCGTGAGACTGGTAAAAGTTTTTTAGTAAAAGATCTGTTATATTTTCATAGAAAGATACCTATAGGCACAGTAATTTCAGGGACAGAAGGTGCTAATCAATTCTATGGGAAAATGGTTCCTAGTTTATTTATCCATGACGAATATACGCCAGTGGTTGTAGCAAATGCTGTAAAAAGGCAAAAATTAGTAGTAAAGAAAAAAATGAAAGAGGAACATTTATATGGGAAAAGTAATATAAATCCTTCCGCTTTTTTAATTTTAGATGATTGTTTATATGATAATTCTTGGGTAAAGGATGTAAATATTCGTTCATTATTTATGAATGGACGACATTACAAAATGTTGTTTATAATTACAATGCAGTATGCTTTAGGTATACCACCGAATCTAAGAACAAATATTGATTACGTATTTATTCTAAGAGAAAATTATGTATCAAACAGAAAAAAATTATATGAACACTATGCGGGCATGTTTCCAACGTTTGAAATATTCTGCCAGGTGATGGACCAATGTACAGAAGATTTTAATTGTTTAGTTATTAATAATAATGCTAAAAGTAATAAACTAGAAGAACAGGTTTTCTGGTATAAAGCTAACCCCCATTCTGATTTTAAAATAGGGGCACCAGAATTTTGGAAACACCACTCTAATAATTTTAATAGTGGTTACGATTCAGAAGAAGAACAAGAACCTTTTGATTTAGCATATTCCCAACAAAAAAAAAGAAAAGGAGGTCCTACTGTAAATGTTAAAAAAACAACATTTTAGATTAATAGTTTATTTTCGAATATATCACTAAATGTTTTTTCAAGATCTAGTTGATTAAATTGTGAATCATAAATCTCTCTTGGAACAAATCTATATTCTATGTCAAAATTATTTTTTTGTCTTTTAGATTCTATTTTAAGTTCCATATATCCGATTACAATACAGGCTATAGATAAAGTTAAAAAAACTAGTGTTAATGATTTCATATTATATTATAGATATAAATTTTTATAGATTAAATCATCTTGAATAGTTATAATAGTCTAGCCTACAACTATGTTAGAACTGGGTTCAACTATCGAACTTGAACATTTATCAACAAGGTAAGCGTGTCTGCGTTCTAAAGCAATACGGTCTCGTTGTTCACGACTAGTTTCATATTTACGTATATTTTTGATACTTTCCTTTTTAATTTTATATGTGTCGAATTGCATATCAATAATATTTGTATCTATCGGTCTGTATTTAATCAGTTTAGGAGGTTTAATGTTTTCTAATTTTTTATTATAAAAAATAAAAATAGGAAACATAATTATTATTAAAAATAAAAGCGAAGCTAAACTTCTCATATAAGTTGATAGTATATTTTATATTGTGGTATAATCATAAATTTTATAGCTTACTTAGAACCATCGGCATCGTCACCACCTTTGGTGTCTTCAACCGCCTCCTCGGTTTTGCGCTCCATCCACGGATCGTTACTCTCAATGTGCTCCTCAATAGTAGCCATATTCTTCTTGTTCTCCTCATCTTGTTTTGTCATCTCCTTTTCGGCATTAATACGTTCCTTCATTGCATCATCCTTGCGCTCACGTTTCTGATCCTCATAGAATATATCCTTATTCACCTCGTTCTTTTTGTACTCCCTCATTAGGTTATTGAGTTCATCCTCAAGATACTCCTCGCTCTGGACCCTATCTGCACATGGGTCCCAAGGAAGCCACTGACCCACTGAACCAACAAACACATGGAATGTACGGTCGCGCTTCTGTAGCTGTTTCGCCTTAATCTCAGCTTCCTTTTGAGTCTCATACACACCCCTGATTTTCACGCCACGAACACTCGTCCGGAACTCGTTCTTTTCACTGAATTCCTTATTAAGGTCATCGTGGAATTTGTAGGTAAAATCCTCGAACCTACCTTTAAACTGGTCATATGTAAACTGAAGCTCAAGACGGAGCTTCTCCTTTAGTTCCTTGTTAATTTTTGTCTTAAGTTCATCACCTGCATTTTTAGTAATTTTATCAATAGATTGTTCTAGTTCTCCAAACCGTTGTGTCATATAACGGTGGAACATATAAACTTCTTTGCTTTTCATAACCTCTTCAGGAGAGAGGAACGAGAGACACACGAAGTTTTGCCCCGGAATATTGTTATCGCCTTCAAGAAATGTTTCATTATCATCTGACATAATAGTATTCTAAAGAATTATTTGTTTAAATAGAAATTTAAAAAAAATATGTTTATTAATATTAATGACTTTTAAACTTGTTAATCCAAGAGAGCTAATCAGAAAGGTTCTAAAAATATCCTTTCTTTTTCTTATAAACTATCTATTACTAAATACACTAGATATTTCCCCATCTAATAAAATTAAAATTATTACTGTAAATATTATAATGTTTAGTATAATAGATATTTTATTCCCATCGATAAATATTAATGATAAAAATAATTAAATACTCGAAATATATTCCCACTTTAAATAATTGCATATATCTTTCCAGATAATATCTTGTTGGTGTAATTTTTCTCTACTTTTAAGTAATATAAAACTATTCTCAAATTCATGTAACCCCAATAATTCAACGAATTTGTGTAATACATAAGAATAAGACAAAAAATTCTTTCTATTTTTAGGACAGAATTTATGAAATGGTATCTGGATTTCTTTAAACATGCGTCGTAGTTCTTCTTCCGTTTCAACCGACATCACCGGTGGCGTCTTCCCATTCAGTTTATTTAAGATATGAGGTATGTGTTCATAATACTTATTTTTCCCAATCTTTTTAAGAATACATCTTAACTTTGTAGGTTTTAATACGTTAATATCAAGTCTTTCCTTTTTTATTTCCAATAATATTTTTTCATAAATATCTTTAGGAATATCAGTTGTTTCCTTTGCTTGGAATTGTTCTAACCATTCGTTAAAATGATTAATACGTTTATATGAGAAATAAGTAATTTCTCTTGGAGGATCCTTATATGATGGTTTATCGGATTCTATTAAAATAAATGATTCTTCGCCACACTGTGGACATATTTGTTTTCCTTCAGACATATAAACAATTTTATTTATATGACAGTTATTACATAATTCTACATTATGTTTAAATTCATCAAAATCTATTTGATAATTTTCTTTAGTATTCAGTAAATAACTATTTAATAAATGTTTTCTATTATTATTAGAATCGTTATCAATATTAGAGTTATCTTTACTATTTGATTTTGTTTCATTAAAGAATGACATTATATTTTGCGTGTTATCATTAATAGATGATTGTTTCTGTACAGGTGTTGACGAACTATTATCATAATACTGAAAAATTAGATTTCCATTATCTAAAAAATATTCTATTTCATTCCTATTATTATTATTGTTTTTATAATTGCTTATATCTTCTTTCAACAAAATAATTCGGTCTTTGATTTTTAGTTCATCTACGATATTATTTGTTTTTTTAAGTTGCAATTCTAATTCTTTTTTTTCTACTTCCATTTCTAAAATATCTTCCTTTTTTCTAAAATTGTTTACAAAAGTATTGTGTTTTGATTCTAATGTTACCTTTGTATCGTAATGTATTCGTTTATTATTTTTATTTTTAAATGACATAATTATATTTTTAATATAATGTATTTTAAATAACTTCTTTAAATTATAACTTAAGAAATAATATTTATAAATAGTATTATGGGTGGAGCTTCATTACAATTAATAGCAGAAGCTACAGAAAATAATTATCTAACAGGAAATCCTCAGATTACATTTTTTAAAAGTGTTTATAGAAGGCATACTAATTTTGCTATAGAATCTAGAAAATTAAATTTTACATCTAAGCCTGATTTCGGTGATCCAGTTAACTGTAGAATCCCTAAAGGACCTGACCTTTTACATAAACTATACTTATATATTGAATTACCAGAAATAAATGTCGATGTTTCAGCAGGATCATATAAGGCTTTCCGATGGTTAAATTGGGTAGGTCATTCTATTATTAAAAACTCGTCTATTTCTATAGGACAGACTATTATTGATGAACAAGATGGAGAATGGCTTCATATTTGGAATGAATTATCACAAAAGGAAGGGAAAAAACATGCGTATGCTGAAATGGTAGGAAATATCCCTGAATTAACACAGATTCATACTGTTCGTGGTATGATTAATGAGGGGACTGGCCAGATCGGCAATGACATTAATAATTTTAAAATGACAGATGCAAGAAACTTGTATATACCTTTACAATTTTGGTTCTGTAAAAATCCTGGGCAAGCTTTACCATTAATATCATTAGAAAAGGCTGAAGTAATGGTAGATATAGAATTTGAAGATTTAGAAGAATTAATATGGGCATCTGAACAAGTCGTTACTGGTGATTTGGGTGCAGAGTTATTGCCTGCATCTGGATCTAGAGTAAATACAGTTCGTCATTCTATCTCCACTAATATTTTCCAATCAAATAGTAAACCATCTTTAAGAAACGCATTTATATATGCGGATTATATCTATCTTGATAATGATGAAAAAAAAAGATTCGCAAATAACACACACGAATATCTTATAGAAAAAATTCAGACACGTGGTACTTCATTCACATCAGCTAACAGTCAAACCCATACAGTTGACCTAAATTTTTTTAATCCCGTTAAAGAATTAATATGGAGAATTCGACCGGTTAACCTTGTAGATAAAAGGTTCTGCCAATCAAGAGGTGGTATACAAAGATATAATTATACAGATAAATTTGATTTTACTGGGTATACAGGTGTTCCTAGTCCAAAGGGTGGTTGTGGTATGGTGGGTGGTAGAACGAATGAAAATTTCTTTACACGTTTACCTGCGGCTAAGTTATCATATAAATCTTCATCGGACCCAAATAAAACCCAACATACTCCTAACTTTTTAGACAATCAATTAACGACCTCTACTAGCTGGGATGGACAGAATAATCTAATAGCTGATTTTACTGCAGAAGGAATTACTCAATGTGCTTCAACCGGATTTGATTTTATATCACAATATTTTAATTCTACAAGAACAGAAACTACTGAGGCAGAAAGTAGTTTATATAAAAATTTTACTATGTCTCATATGTTCAATCAGCCTACAACAATAGATAATGATACAAGTCTCCATGTTCCCGATGTAAATGGATTATGGAATAAACCGGGATTTGAGAATGCTCAAAGAATTACTTATAATGGTGATAATCCAACTAAAAATGCTTCATTGTTCCTTAATGGTGTAAGAAGATTCGATGAGAGGGAAGGTTTCTATTTTAATGTTATACAACCATATCAACACCATACTAATGTTCCATGTAGTGGAATAAATGTTTATTCTTTTGCTATAGACCCAGAAGATCATCAACCTTCAGGGACATGTAATTTCTCAAGAATATCTGATGCAGAAATTATAATTACATTAACAGAAGAGGCCCAGAAGGTTGTTTCTGAAGTCAAGGTTTATGCTGTATCCTATAATATTCTAAGAATTAAAACGGGTGCGGCTGAAATTGCTTTCGCTCATTAATAATTATCTAATGTGTTATGTGTCTGCCATTGAGTACTGACAGGACCTGTAGGAACTTGGGCTTCGTTACTAAGAACATTCTTAGGTTGCCATCCGTCATAATCTAATGGTTCATTGACTGGTCTTTCCCACCTAACACTTACTGGATTTGTTGGGACTTCATCAAAAACATATACTTCTTCATTTTTATTTTCTTTATTTTCTTTAGGTAAAGAATTACTCGAACCTAAAGGAGATGGAATAATTGGTCTATGAGAATCTTTAGCTAAATTTTTAGTATCTGTATTCATAGAAAAATCGATTTCTAATTTATCCTGTGGGTTCTGGCATAACCATTCCCATCTGTTCCAACCAGTACCTCTAAGATTAAAACTTGGGTTACTTAATCTTGTGTGTTCGGTTTTAACATTTTTACAAGGATTATAATTCATTTTTTTTGTTTCTAAACAAACATTTCCATCTTTATCCATTTTTGGTAGATATTGTTTGTGTGGATCATTACTATGTTTTCTTGTTATACCAAGTAATTCTGAATCAACATCTATCATTGCGTTAGTTACATCTACACTAACACCAGATTTTTGCATAGCAATATTAGGATCTTCGACAAAACATTGCGAATGTTGTGGGGTGTTTAACTGATATTTTATACTACCTAGTGATTCCTTTAATGACTGGTCATAAGCAGCGTTATCGTAATTTAAATTAGTAAAACTCATATATATATATAGATATTATTTTAATAAATTATTTAATAATTTTATTTATTTTAATTTTTTTTGGAAGAACAACTGGTGGATAGTCTACGATATTACAAGTTGGTAAATGTAATAAATCAGTTGAAATAACCCTTTCTTCTGTTGACTCATTCCCTCTAATTACGATATCATTAGGTTGACAATTATTAATATCTTCTAAAGAGCATTTAGAAAAAAATTTTTCATCTGGACACATAGAAGCTTTCCTTGTTATACCATATAAATCCGATTCTAAATCTACAATATTACCTGAAATATGACTTACATTAGATCCTCCAATAAGTCCGAATCCATTTCTACATTTATTAACATTTTCATATTTATCACTATCTAAAAGATAACCAGCAGTTCCCGCACTCTGATTAATTCTAGTCTGTTCTGCACAAGTATCGTACATTAATCTATTGCTACTCATATACCATTAAAAAACATTTTTTTTTAACAGAAAAATAAAAGAAATAAAATAAAAAATTAATTATCAGTTCTAAGAACTGGTTCAGTTGTCAAATAGGTCTTCTTCTTTGTTAAGATATCTCTAACCTTCTGGTCATCAAGACATCTTTCAAAAAAATCTATATCTTTTCTTATTTGTGTTGTATCAACACCACCTCTAAACCAATCTGGAACAGAATCTTCTGGGATTAGATTTTTAGGATTTTGTATAGTTTCTTTAAGATTAGGAACAAGTGGTGTATATTGATGTTCAATAGAAACTCCAGAGAGGGAATTGCAAGCTCTGTCATCACTAGCAATATTCGCTGACCGAATCTCGCTATCAATATCTACATGATACTTACCCTTACCAGTATATGGAATAGTAAGATATGGTCTTGGAAATAATTGGTTCGCATCACCTCTAAAATTATTTACTTTACCTTCACGTTTTTCTTCGTCAATTAAATCAGAATTTACTCCAAATCCATCATCAAAATTAAGATAAGGTTGATTTGTTGCTATTTTAGTATTATTCGGATGTACTTCAGTAAAATCCTTTAACATATATTCTCCACCACTAAGTGCCTGAACGGTGTTATATTTTTTAAAATTACCATCCTGTTGTAAAGATGTTAATTCATTAATTCTTAATGTTTGTCTATCCATATACTATAGAAATATAAATTTTTTTATAATTAACTTAATTAGTTTCTTCACTTTTTCTAAATATATATATTAAATAGGTCAGAAATAGAGTTACTATTAGTATAAAAATATAGTTTATATTATTTGTTAGTAGGGATAACAGAAACGATAGATATAAAGAAAAACGTACTAACGAATTTAATTTTTTTTCTATACTCATTTCCTTTGTTGGAAAATATTCTTTAACAAGTTCTTTATCTAATAATACTTTAAAGTCATCAAACCAAAATATATCACTCATATATATTATTATTCATTTTTATTTTGATTTCTTTTTTCTAGTTTTTTCCTTAATCTCTCCTGAGTAGGATTTAATGGGGTATTGGCCATATTGGCCATATTGGCCATATTGGCCATATTGGCCATATTTGCCATATTAGGCATGTTCGCCATATTTGCAAGGTCTGGATTATTATTTAAATTAGACATAACACTCTGTGCTTCACTTAGAAGAGAAGAAGCATCTAATTCACCACTCTGAATTTTATTTTGGATTTTATTACCAACCGTTTGTATAAGGTTCATAAATTTTAACGAATTATCCCCACTAATAAGATTTGAAAAAAGGTCTTCCATATTTCCATCACCACTTTCAAGATCTATACCTAAATCTAAATTATTAATATCTAATTCTTCGGTTAATTCACTGGCTAGTTTACCAATCATACCAGACTCATTAAAGATATTATCAACATTTTCATTATTACTATTAGAAAGATTCTTTAACATTTTAAAAACATCTTTATCTATATTAGGATCAGTCTGGGAATCACTTTCCTCTTCAGGTTCATTAATATTCTTAAACTGATTCACTAATTCCGAAATTGTTTTAGTATCATTAATAATAGTTTCGGACAAAACATATAAAGTCTGCAGATATTCCCATATCTTCTTTTTGTTATTATCACTAATTTCACCAGAATTCCAAATATCTTTAAAATTCACATTCTTTAGAAGATAAATATCTTCTTTAAACAAATCATTATTTTCTTCTGAAATAAATTGTTTATAATCCTTTGTTTTATTTAGAAATCGTTTAACATATTTATCATCATTGCAAGTATCAGATTCCAATAGGTCTTTATAATAATTAGTGATAACTTCTTTGTATTCGTCAAATGATTCTATAATGTTTTCTATAAACTGTTTCAAAAAACTATTGAAATGTTCAATATTAGTTTTTTCCATTAATAATAAAAAATAAAAATTTTAAAAATATAGACCGCAACTATATCTTATCAGATAATTGTGTCAAAATATTAAAATAGTCCCACACTTTGTTCTTATTATGGTCATCTAAAGTAGTCCAGTAAGTCTTAATTTTAGAAATTACTGTAAAAATTTCTTCGTTATTGTATTTTTTTACTTCATCAAAATTGTTTTGTAGGAAGAATTTATCATCTCTCGATTCAATATAAGGCCTATACTGTTCTAAATACTCCTTAAAAACAGTATGCACTTGTTTAGGATTATACTTTACAACTACTCCAAGACCTCTTTTGTAAACCTTGAAATCTTTATCATCATTAAAAATTAATATACAATCATCTAAAAAATTCAAAATAATATTATTGAAAGCAGAAAGGACAGACATAGTTTATTATTCTATACAAATATATTTTATTCTATAAATTAACTTATAATATTCTATTTTTCAAAAAAGGTATTAATATCACTATTTCTGAGTTTCATAAGACCATCAACATTTTTGGCCCTATTTTCTAAAACTTTATCCTCATCTATTTTCTCATTTTCTGTAAAGAAAAAATCTAAATTACTATCTTCTTTTTTACTAAGATCTATATCGTGTAAATTTCCCATAGTATCAGACGAATATGCTTCTATAGAATCATTTTCAATTGTTTCCTTTTTTATTAATCCATTTACATGCTCCTTTATTTTTTCATCTATAATTAATTCTTTAGATTTACTTAAGTATATTGTTGGTATTAACTTAATAAAACCAGGTATCTTTATTTTACTATCATCAATACACACCGGAAATATATCTTTTATATTATTCTTATTAATTATTTCTATTATTTCCTTAGAATAATCGTCTTTATTGCTATAAAATAGAAGATCTTTATTCATTAGATATTTTTTATAAAAAATTTATTTTAATTAAACTTAAAATTGATTTAAATTTTATAACTAATTAATATAAATAAAATGTCTATTTCACTTTCGTCAAAAAAAACTTCAAATGAACTTCATCTTGAAATTAAAGATGTCGATACAAGCATAGTCAATGGTATTAGACGTGTTTGTATATCTGAATATAAAACAGTTGCATTTAATACAGAAGACTATATAAATTCGGATCTAAAGGTTATTAAAAATACGTGTGGTCTACACAATGAATTCTTGTTACATCGTATTGGAATGGTACCCATTCATGCCAACAAAGAAACATTTGATGTAAATAGATATAATTTTATTCTTAAAAAAAAGAATGAAGGAACCAGTACTATTAATGTTACTACCGAAGATTTTGAAGTTATTGATACTGAAACCGGTAAAAATGTAGATTCTAAAAAATTCTTTCCACCCAATGAAAGAAACTCTTATATTCTTATTACTAAACTAAAATCTAATCCAAATAACAAAGGTGAAGAAATACATATTGAAGGAAAAGCATCAATCAATAATGGTAAAAAACATGCCAGATACCAACCTATTTCTTGCATTACCTATAACAATAAAAGAGATCCAGAAAAAGTTCAGAAAGGTCTAGAACTTTATCTAAAGGAAAATAAAGATAGTGAAAATAAAGAATCTTTAGAAAGACAGTTCGAACTTTCTAAAGCTGATAGATATTTTCATACAAATAAACAAGGTATCTGTGACCAATATGAAATGTATATAGAATCTCTAGGAATTGAATCACCCGAAAAAATTCTACATGGATGTCTAGATATTCTAACGCAAAAACTTGAAAATTTCAAAACTGCGATTACTAATATTGTTGGAAACAAATCCGAAGATGAAAGAATTAGTCTAGATGTTTCTGTTGAAAATATGAAGGCGTATACGATTACTGCCAAAAATGAATCTCATACTCTTGGTAATCTTATTCAATTCCACGCTCTAAACTTTTTCGATAGAAAAAAACTGATGTATATTGGATATAAAAATCCTCACCCACTCAAGGATCTAATTGAAATAAAAATTAGTACACAAAATAACACACCTGAAGAAATCCAGGAAATTATTACTATTACCTGTGACAAAATTATAGCCATTCTAGAAGGGTTTAAGAAAACGGTTCATAAAAAACTATAGTTTATAAGACAAATCTACTTCTTTATTAGGCTTTAGAATAAATAGAATCTTAGCACTATCCAGCGAACTAATATAATTATAGACATCATTAAACTGCAATGGTGTCCTCCTAATCATATAGATACCATGTAGGTCATAACAAAGAGGTCTAAGTTGGAACGGAATTTCATTGATTTTAATACCCTTTTTAATATGATATTTTTTGTAATAGTTTAGTGTATCCGAAACCAATTTAATAAATTCACTATTAAAAATATTATACATTTCTGTTTCATTCGGGAAAAAAGACAAATATTCCTGAATGTGTTTATGTTTTTTATTTTCATAGTATAGATATTTTACATTATTAGTATTTCCTTTAAGAGATTTAGCATAATTATAATTCTCATTCCTGATTTTTACCCTTCTATTTTCTTTATCCTTAATAACAATTCCTTGTTTTTGAAAATCCATTGTCCTAACAAAATCACGAATTTCTGAAATATTATTAAATGAATATTTAATAGGCCTTTTAATATCAAGCGGTTCCTTATAAATATCATGACACACTACTTTACTATCTACAACAGACCCAACAGAAACCAATACAATTTCTGGAACATGATACTGTGTAACAATAATATTATCTGGATGCATTAGAACAAATGTATAGAATTTTGACTCATCCAATGATGAAAACTCCAAATTACAAGCCTCTTTAAACATTTCATTAAAAGATTTATTCCCAATCCATTTACAATTTGCTCCAATATTACTCCTTGTAGAAATCATCCAGTTATCATTGTGATAAAACATACTAATCATTGTACCATCCAAAAAATCTTCTACACTCAACCTATCCCACTGCTCTATAGAATTATAGACCTCTTCTAGTTCGCACGATTTAGTCGGAGGCAAACATACCAATTCATTCGTTGACATTTTAGCAATCAGACCTCTACACATTTTTACATATTTATTGTCCATATCTGATGTATCTTTATTATATTTTACGAGATATAGGTCGTGAACTGGGTATTCCTTTACAATAAGACCCAACTCAGTTAGTTTAGTTTTAGTAGAAGAAAAAGGTTCATGGGTAATAAAATCTAGGACTTCCATTTATATATACTATTGTCTTTTTTTTAAGTATCTGTAAAATATTTTATTAAATAAAATATAACCTTTAATTATATGAATAAGTTTTTAGATGACGTAAAAATATATTCAATAATAGAAATTAAAAATGACACAAATAAGTATTGTGTCGTTGGAAAAGACGATGATAATTCTATTTATATAAGAATTATTCTAAAAAATAAAGATGATTTTTATGTAGGAAAAAATAAAACCAAAATTAATTTTAATAATATTTCTAATATTTTTCACACTCTTGAAAAACATCCAAAATATTTAAATAAAGAATCTCAAGAAGAAGATGAAGAATTTAATAATAATAATGTTGTAGGTAATGAATATGATTTTAATGATAACTACTACCCCAATGATGAAGAAGAAAACGACCAAGAAGATAACGAAGAAATATTTGTACTTGATAATGAACAGTATGTTGAAGATGAACCACTATCAGGAGGAGCTGATTCAAATTCAGACTTTAGTTGGGGTGATGTAACTAATGATTCCAATAACGAAGGAGATAACGATGAAGAAGATATAGACCCTGAAGAAGATATAGACCCAGAAGAAGATGCAATAGATAATAATAATGAAGAAGTAGAAGTAGAGAATAATAATAAAGAAGTAGAAGTAGAGAATAATAATGAAGAAGTAGAGAATAGTAACGAAGAAGTAGAAGTAGAGAATAATAATGAAGAAGTAGAAGTAGAGAATAATAATGAAGAAGATGATAATAGTAATGTGTATGAACTTGAAGAAAATAATATAGAAATGGAAAATTCAGAAAATATGGTTATTTATGAAGAAAGTATTATACCCGAAGACCAAGTGATCTATAATGATAAAATTCAGGAAGATGATTTATTAAATGAACTAATCAAATTAGACCCAAATAATAGTAAGAGTATCAAAAAACGTATTAAAAATTTTATGTATCTTAAACAGAATAATTCTACTTTTGATGACGATAAAAATATAACTGGATTTGAATTGAAAGGAGCATCATACAAACCATTAAAAGACCACCTAAAAAAATTCAATCGTCATGCATTATACAAACCAATTGTTTCTGAAAAAAAGAAATACTTTAAAATTGATAATATAGATGACCTTAAAACAACCGGATTACCTCTTGATAAAATAAACATATTAAGTGATGATGACAAAATAATAATGGAAAGTTTCGAAGACCATGTTACGAAAGTCTTTGATATAAATCATAAATATAAAATGGGAGATTCACGAGTTAATTATTCTTATAAAAATGAAACCAGAGAACAATATGAACTAATGGATGCATACGAAAGTAGTAATAAAGGATTTGTCACACATCTTAGAAATGATATGGAAGTTTATAGCAATTGTTTTAAAGAATCTTGTAAACAAATGTTAGGAGATAATACTAATATAAATAGACATGTGTTGTTAGGTAATACTATTTTTAATGATGAATTAATAGTAAAGGGTAATAAAATCTCTAACGTTGGATTCGTAAAACTACCAAAAAATAAACTTAATGAAGAGTTATACAAAAATAATAAATCTCTTATAGAAAATTCCAATACACCCATACATCTTAATATGAAACACCTCGAAGAAAATATACAGTCAGAAATTATTACTAGTGAATATAATTTAGGAGATACTGTAAATATTTGTATAGAAAATAAACAAACGATTCAGGGAAAAATTACTAACATTAATGATGTAGACTATATTATTGATATAAATACAGACCCAGTAGAAACATTACGTATTAATAAAAAGGATAGTAATGTAAGAATTACTAAAATAGTTCCGTCCTGCTTAGATCTTGATACCGATTCACTTTCTGTCTATCTATACGATAAACTAGAATTAGACGAAACTGATTTAGATAATTACCTAACTAAGATTCTACCGGACTTAGGAAATATTATTAATAGTATAGATGGTAAGGACAAATATACATCATTAGAACAATTCGAAAAAAAATTATTTAGATATGGATACACTCTAGAAAATATACCATCTAACCATTTTAAAACCATAAAAACGATTTTATCTAATAATAATAAATCACAAAAAACATTAACAACTACAAAAGAAAAGAAGGATACAGAAGTTCTCGATAAAATGAATTATCCATTAGTAAACAATTATAGTTTAGACCAGGTAAATTATTATTATGGAGATTACCCAGACTATAAAACATCCCGCGATACAGAAAATAATAGATTAGATTGGTTAAGGAAATCATATGACAATGGACATTTGTTTTTTAAAACTATTACCCATAATGTTACAAAGAAATTCATGGAAGAAAATTCAAAACGCATAGAATCTATGAATAAGGTGCAGGAAAGAGTTATACAATCAAAGGAGAAACTTGTTGAAAATTTAGATAAAGAGTTTTCTAAAATTGAAAAGGATAATAAATGTGGAGGCATGCGTTTAGTTAAAACTTATACCGATATGGACCAACTTAAATTAGATAATAACCGTGATGTTTTTATTGAAGACGACAAATTAATAGAAGGAGAAACTACTAATAAAGTTCAACCAGGACAATATGCTATTCTAATTGAAGATTACGATAGAAAGAAAATATACAAAAGACAAAAGGTTCAGAACACAGATGTTTGGGTTATTGAAAAAGATCTTAATATTGATATGATAATTTCATCATACACTGATTTCTGTGTACAGCAAGGCATGGCACTAGAAGAAATCGACACTACATTTTTAAAAGGTAAAAATAGATGCAAATATTCAGAACACTATAAAAGATGTTTACCTATTCGGATTATAAAATTAAAGGATGAAATTGATAGCTACAATAAACAGTTAGAAGATATTTCTAAAAATATTGAAGATATTAATAATAAAGATAAAATTCTACAGGAACAGGAAAATGAATTGCTAATTCTAAAACACGAACTAGAATCAGACAATAATAAGAAAATAAATAATGAATTTACAAGAAAAGAATATAAAAAGAACGAAAGAAGTGAAGAAGATATTTACCAATATCACTATTATAGAATAGATAAATATCTAGAAAATATAAAATCTCTTCCGTTAAACAAATTCTATACATCTTTATCTTTACTACTTGATAAATATGGTCGGTCTGGTTCTATAACTGATGGGGAAAATGAAAAATTTTATTATAGTAGACCAGGTAATAAAAAAATTATATGCAAACATCATAGTAATTTTATTGATTACAATAATAAAATTATAACATACGACGAGGCATTAGAAAAAACTATAATGGAATATGGTGTAGAAAATGACGGATTTATTTGGTGTAAAAATTGTGGCGAACAAATAAATGGTGCTGAATTTGAAACACAGGAAGGTTTCCTCGATTCTGGTGCTCGCGATATTACTCATGAATTAATTGATACGTCAGATGACTATAAATCAGAAGAAAATAGTGAAATAGTAGAGATTCTAAGAAAATCATTATTAGAAGGTGACGATAAATCGATAGAAAATCAGGGGTTATCTGTTATTAGAATTATTAGAGTTCTAACAAATATTATGGGTATAAAATTGTCTAACAGCGATGAACTAAGTGTTCTAACTCTATCTAATTCAATTGAAACATCTAAAATTAAAAATAAATCTGCGTGGATACGTGCTGCAAAACAGAAACAGAAAAAAGCAAGTAATTCCTTTTTAGAATCAGCTTACAATAATTATAGAATCAGAACTATTATACTCTATACAGCTTCTATTTTATTCCTATTTATACAATCAAGTGAAACAGACTATATTATTACTAAAACCTTTTCTAGATGTAAACCTTCTCTTAGAGGGTATCCATTAGATAAAGAAGGAAACAATAAGGAAGGTATCGATTATATCTCTTGTGTATTAGATAGTCTAAGTTCATTAGGTGTAGATTGGTCTAGTATTAAAAAAATAAAAACGAAAGATAATATTATTAAAAAAATAGACGAATTTCGTAATGATAATACAATAAAGTATAGATATGAAAGAAAACGAGAACTCCTTAAAAAACAAGGCAAAGAAATAAAGGAATATTCTTATGAATGGAATGAATTTAGACCACCACTAAATAAATTTGATCTTGATATAAAAGAACTAAAAACATTTAGTAGTATACAAAAACATATCAAATCTGGCGATACTGAAAAGGCCAACGCTGAACTTCAAAAAATAAAGGCATTTGAAAGTAATATTTGTCTTAAACTTATAGAAGAAATCGATGTACAAATAATGGAAAACGAACTTGTTAACAAAAAATTTACTCCTAATCCTCTTGATAATTTGTGTTGTTTGCAAGAAATAAATAAAACATATAATTATCTCACAGATTTTATTAGCAAGAACAAAAACATACAGGAACTAATCGAAATTATTTATAAATACAACCAAATTAAAAAGGACATCAATAAATTATTAAAGGAATCAAAAATATTTATTCTATCTGAATTAAAGCCTACACTTATTTCATTTAATAGAAATATTGGTAAGGATAGAGATGAATTAACGGAAGAAGATATCCAGAATTTATATGCTAAATTTATTGATACTGGATTTTTTGAAGGACAAAAACATATATATGAACAGAACTATTGTATTCTAACTGGAGAAAATAAAACAGATATAATGTCTAAAAAATATAAAAAAGATGATTATTATAATTTAGTAGATAAAGTAAATAAGAAAAAACTTTTTAATCTCGATAAAACAGTTTACAAAGAAATCGAGGATAAAATATCGAATGTAATTGATTCTAATATTAAATTGCAGGGTAGCGAATATCTTACCGATTTTAATAGAAAACTAAAGGCGAATAAAAATAAAAAATTAGTATGGGGTGATATGAAAAAACAGATAGAAGTTCTATGTGATGTATTATCAAAACAATTTAGTGAAAAATTAAATATATCCAATCGCGAACCTATCAAAGTAATCTTATTATCTCTTGGAGAAAAGAAAAATGTACTTGAATCTGATCTTAAAAATATGGATGAAGAAGAAGCATACACTAAATTTTATATTGACAAAATAAATCTTCTACAGTCATTTACACTCACATACCTAAAAAACACTATATTTAAAATAAAAAATAAGAAGAATATTATTATTAAGGAAGAAGTTCATATCCCAGATGAATGGAAAAATAAACCTGAACTAGATAATAAATATAGTAACATAATTATGAATAACAATAAATACACCGAACGGTTCCTTCATATAGGTACTACTCATAAAGCAATGCTTGAAAAAATGGGGAATATTATATCTGGAACAACCAAAAATATAAAAATCTTGTCAGGTTCTACAAATATTAATATTTGCGAAGAACCAGATAATAAAGAATTATATTCTAATATTTCAACATTTATACACTATATTTTCCTCTTTATATTGTCCGAAATATTAGAGACAGACCATGAGATTGTTGTTGGAGTTACGACAGATACCCAAGAAGATTCTGACGATGATGATGAAGTGGAAATTTCTAGAGGTATACAACAAACAAACGAGATTGAAGCTAATCTTCTATATAGTATTCTACTTCATATAGAAGAGGATTCAAAATTATTAGATAAACACAGTTCAGAACATATCAAGTCTATTATTGAAAAGCAATCAGAAACACAAAAAGAAGAAACACTAAGATTCGTTCAGGAACTAGACAAAGAAACCTGGGCTAGTCTTAAAATGCGTATAAGTGTAGGATTAGATAAATGGAGCACTATATCTTCAAAAGATAAAAATTTATATGTCCCCGATAAACCTGTTGGTGAAGATGAAAATATACAACTCGATACTGTATCAGAACCGGATGAAGACGAGTCCGATGAATCGAACAGTAAATATAGAGATGAAGTCATCAACCGGTTAGAAAATGAGGAAAGAGATGTCATGCCTGATGATGATGGCGAGGATGGTGGTGAGGGGGAACAATAAAATTTTACCTTGTAATTAATTATATTAATATATATAATGAATCAAACTGTAATTATTATATTACTAGTAATAGTAACTCTTTTTTATCTTAGTACTAAAAAAGAAGATTTTATAAATTTCAAGAAATCCTGCATTGTTGTTAAACCTAAATTTATTCATTCCTCATTTAAACCAAAAAATTATAAATTAAATGATGATATTGATATAACTAGCAAAGACTATGGAATAAGAAGAAATCTTCCACATAGATTTTATTCCAAATACTATAACACAGCTTCTATAGAATATGATGACCTAGAAGAAATAGTAAAAGAGATTGTTGCTATGTATAAAAATAAAGACAAATTGGAGTTTAAATCTATAACAAATACGAAAAATATAAACAATATTAGATTATTTATTCTGGATAATATTAACAAAAAGGTCAAGGAACATCTAAAAGAGAAAGATATAGTAATTTTGAATGATTATAAAATTATAAATACCGAAATATTATATACGGGTGAAAATAATTTATATAATAACTACCAGTTTATTTTTACACTATTTAGATTTGGAACACATCTGTATTATAATGTTTATTTTGATGTTATTGTCCATAAACTAAAAAACACTATCTTATTTAATTCTGCAAAATTTATGGGAACTAAAATTAATAATCAAGTAATTTCAGAAGAATATAATAAATGTGTTATATCTAAAGACAAATGTGTAGTAAATGACGACAAATGTAGTGTAGATTGTAATAATGTATTATCATTTGATCCAGAATATAAAAATAAAATGAAAATGTTTATTAAGATGGTAAACAGAGAAAACTATTTATTAAATCAAAATAACAATTATAACTGCTATAAAAAATCAGAGGATGAGTTTACCATAGATTCAAAAATAAATACTAAAGAAAGATGTTTAGATAATAATGGAGTATGGGATAGACCATGTTCATCAAATACAGAATGTCCCTTTTATAATAAAACTACTAATACTGGCAAGTGTAATAATGGCAATTGTCAATTCCCTTGGGGGGTAGAAGTCTATTCACCTAGAACATATAATAAAGAATCTGTTCCATTTTGTAGTGGATGTGGTAATGGTACATATAGGTGCTGTAAAACACAAACCCCACCCAAGTATATTTTTAAGGAATAGTTTCAGGAAATAGTATCTAATATACTGATTAATGGTCTTTTATTAAACTTTACCTTTTGATATGGGTAAACGTTGCATTTTTCATTATAAAATTCACATAATTTATCTTCAGTCGTAAAAACCTGGATTTCTTCATAATATTTATTAGCCCCTTCATGTATCTGTAATTTATGACTACTAAAAATCATATATAGTCTTTTAAAATCATTATATAGCGGATCATATATTCCATCGCCTATATATGGTTCTGATAATTCTTTTAGTTTCTTTTTTATTAAATTAATATTAGTAAAAATATTTTTTATAATATTATAACCCTCTTCTATAGTTATTTCCTTATTACAAATTAACATATTTTTAGTATAGAATGTATCCAGGAATATACTTTTATTATATGTATTATATTGTTCAATATTTATACGTTCCTTAGTTAAAAATAAATGGTTCGATGTTTGTTTACTAAATTGTTCGATTCTTCTATTATTTAAATCTAAAAATCTAACTGGTACACTTTCTGATATTGAAAATAGATAAGGTAAATTGTGGGATGAAACTATAAATAATCCATCTAATCCATCTAAACCATTTGTTTCAAAGTCATAAAATAATTCATTTATACCATCGGTTTTAAAATAGATTGTTTTTGTATCAGATATATCCTTAGTACTTATATTTTTTAATGAAAGCCCTAATATTTCACACATTTGATTTAAAATATAATATGCTTCTGATTTAGAACTATTTATACCAACGATTTTCCCAATTAGATCCTCTATAATGGTAATAGATGAATTATCTCTAACAACTAAAAATAGATAGCTCTTATTTAAACTACAAATTACTCTTGTATTTTTAAGTTTTTCATTATTATTTGATATGTTTAATAAAGAATATTCTGTACATAAAGCAAATTCAAATTCACCATTATTTATATATTCTATATTAGTGGTTTCCAACATGTCAGTTGTTTTGGTTATAACGTCAAATCTTACATCTCCACTATAATATTTAATAGTATTTGCTATATAATAGGGTAAAGTACTTATTTCATCCGATATAAATGTATATTTTTTCATATTTTTAGGGGTTGACATCTTAATATATGTATTTTTTTGGTCATTACTATTGTATTTTGCGTATTCTCCTAGAATCGTGTTGTCATTATAGTTTGTAAAGGAATCAGAAGATTGTTCTTTTGCAAGTATAGTTATGAATTTATAGTATATTAGATACCCAAGTATAATTATTAATAAAATATACATAGTTAATATAATAATATAAATTTTATAAAAAAATTATTATTATATACTAATGATTTTATATATAAATAATGAGTTAATATGGTCTATTATAATTTATCTAATATTAGTGGTATTATTTCTTACTATCATAAAAAAAAATCCAAGATGGTTTCTAACAAAAAACAATAAGATTAAGGAATTTGGTGTAGGTAAACAGAAAACAATCTTACCTTTATGGATGTATTTTATAATTGGTGCTTTTATAATTTATATATTAACAATAAGTTTTATTATAGTATAATTTAAATATAAACAAATAGATAGATAGATTAATGAAGGAAAAATTAATTCTTGATCTGTATAATAAAAACTGTATACAATTTGGTGAATTTAAACTAAAAAGTGGAAAAACATCACCAATTTATATAAATCTTAAAAATGTTATTAGTTATCCCTATATTTTAAACACTATTGTTGAACTTTTATATGAAAAGATCAAATTACTTGATTATACTCATATTCTTGGTATACCATATGGTGCAATACCATTTTCATCTGTTTTATCATCCAAATATAACATACCTATGTTAATGATGCGCAAGGAAACTAAAAAATATGGATTAAAAAAATTAATAGAAGGCGAATACACTCCATCATCAAAATTAATTGTTCTTGAAGATACTATAACAACCGGTTCAAGTCTTAAATTTTTTATAGAACAATTAGAGAAAATAGAACTAACACCACTATCTATTCTAACAATTTGTGATAGAAGAACTGATTTTGAATTACTTGGTAACTATAAAGTTATATCTATTTTTACCATATCGGATATTGTAACAGTGCTATATAAAAATAAATTAATAGAACACTCTATATATAGAGAATTATACAATCCAGTCGAGAATAAAAAAATAAATTTCAAAACAAATAATCAAACAAATATAGACAAACTAATAAATATTATTAAAACAAAACAAACACAAGTATGTTATGTTTTTGATTCTACCGATTTTGAATTGTTATTAGATTTTATTATTGATAATTACAATAATTTTTGTATATTGAAAATATATTCAAATATAATAGAACAATTTAATTCTGAAAAGGCTACAATATTAAAAGAACTATCTAAGAAATATAACTTTTTAATCTATGATGGTTATAATTTTAACACTTCTAAAAAAATATTTATAAATGAAATTACCCAAAATTATAAATATTATGAATGGGTTGATATTATAAATTTAACATTTAATCATGATGACGAAATATTTACTTCTATTAATTATATTAATAAAACACATAATAAAACGATATCAGTTGTATATGATGGCACAGAGGGGACTACAAAAATTAAACATCTATTAAAAGATATAGTAATAGGAACAACACAAATAAACTTCAAAAATATTTTTAAATTTGGAGAAAAAAATTGCGATATCTATTACAAATATAAAAAATAATTACTGTAATATTTAAGAATAATCTAATTAGAACAACTAATATGTTTTTATTTTTATTTTTATTATCGTTGGTTGCACCATCGAAATCTATTAATATTTCTAATTTAGAATGTAATTCTAAATTACTTTTCGTAATAGATAGCTCTAGTTCTATTAATAACAGTGAATTATTTGGGAAACCTCACACTTTCAAAAGGTTTAAAAATAAAGTAATCGATATTATTGAAACAACTGACGTAAAAGAAGAAAATATAGGATTAGTAACATTTGATACAACGCCTAGTATTATATTTAATTTTAATACAAATAATACTAAATCTAGTATGATAGGTAGAGTTAATACATTAAATTATCATCGTACTACTAAACATACTAATCTGGATTTGGCTTTGAAACTAATAGAATCTAATTTTATTGAAGATAATTATAAAATGTTAACAGTAATTTTTTTTACGGACACACATATTGGTGATGAGTTTATACAACCGGATAACACACATTACAATTATATAGAGAATAGATTTAGAAATTCTTATTGGAATAATGATTATATTGAAAAATTTATTTATTACAATGGTAATAAAATAAATAGAACTGTATTAGATCTGTTTATTAAACCGAATCAATTAAATTTAACAGAACCCTTTAAAAGTACATGTGTAAAACAGAAATGTTTAGACACATTTTGTATAAAAAAAACAGAGAATTATCATAAAATTTGCATAAATGAAACAACAGAACTAAAAATTTATAATTCACATTGTCATTATTTTTGTAGTATCAAGAATCTATTAATAAGAAATTGGTCATTAATTCCGGTTGATACTTGCCACACTAATACCACAATTAATAATATCTATAATTTCTCAAATAAAAGTAGAAAAACAAGACCTACAGATATTATTAATACTACTATAAACACACACACACCTGTTACTACTATAAACACACCAACCCCTGTTACTACTAATACTATAACTAATACTATAACTAATACTATAACTAATACTATAACTAATACTATAACTAATACTACAACTAATATGGTAATAACCAAAAAGGGATTAAATAATTATAAATCAAATAAATCAATGAATGTATTAATTATAATACTAATTTGTGTTTTAGTTATACTATTACTTATAGTAATTTCATGTATAGTTTATAAAAGACGAAATAATTTATCTATAATAGATAATGATGAATGTGTTGAAAATAATGAAAT